AATCAATGGACCGAAGTTCAAGTGAGACAGGTTTGCAGAGAATGACCCAGCGGTTTTGCGTAGGCCAGCGATAGCAGTACGTTCCATACGGTCACCGAAGATTGAGTTATCCTCGTAAGTATCTTGTTTCAATTCCATATCGAACTTGACGACTGGAAGGACTATCATTGTTGGTGTGGCTGGAGTTGTGCCCGGAGTTGTTTCCGCTACGATAGCGATTCGGGTTTCTGAGCCTGTTGCGTATGTCATACTGTTCTCCTAATAGATCAGCGAGGATTTTGTTTCATTATTTATAGAACGCTTTACAAACCAGCGTTCTTCTTTGCGACTTGCACGATGTCTTCTGCCTCTTGCTGAGTTCTGGTCAGCATAAAAGCACCCGGCATATGAATCGTTCCGTATTCGACGTAGATTGCATAAGGCTCACCCCTGTCATTTTCAGCGTCATTGAAAACGCGGATTTCGTGATTGGATTGATTGATTTCGGCTTGCCACGCGTTCTGAAGGCGACCAGTCGCGACTGGTGTTTTTTCCTTGACACGCTTTAAAATCTCGTCAGCAAAACATTGATCGAACTTTTTAACTTTTTCGATAGCTTCGAATATGGCTTCAATGCCTTTGACAAAGTCCGTCACGGTTGTACATATCCGAAAAATTGAACTACGACTTGAACGCAGTACAGTTTGTTCATAGCCCAAGAACCTTGTGCAACGTTTGGTGATGGTGAGGCGACAGCAACGGTGATCACGTCACCGTTTGTCAGAGTCAGTTTTAACCCGCGTGGGAATGCAGCAAGAACCAAGTCAGCAAGCGGTTTAACAGTCAAATAACCTTTGTCCATTGGCCCGATCACATCAATCGCGTAGAGACCATTGACCTTGACGTATCCAGCATTACCGAGTGTTTCAACCGTGGTTGTGCTTGGGACAAGGGTTGAACGAACAAAGGTACGTGTAGTAAAGTTGGGAATGGAAGACAAGTTCATCGTCTGGTTTTCAGAGATAAGGTTGCCTGTAGTTCCGTTGGTAATACCATTTACCGTTAAGAGTTGCGTATCAAGCGCTTGTTGAATCTGTGTGAATGATTGAGCCATTATTCCACCGTCAATATGTAAAGAATTACAGTCGTGGTTGGCTGGACGATATCCACCTTAACAATGCGTTGAATCCATTTGGTCGCGCCCACGTAGTACTCGACTTGACCGCCAACATCTGGAACCCAAGCAAGATTGCCGGGAAGGTACAACTGCTCACCAACAAGACCGCCAATAGGAGTCGCGTAACCCCTGTTATCAATGTTCTCAGTGGTACCAGCCTTGAACACGCCAGTCGTTATCATTGTGTTGTTGTTCAGCTGTCTAACAGTAATGCTCATACCGCCAAACGTGTTGGCGATTAGGTTTGCCGCTAGAGTTTGAAATGAAGAATAATTTAGGCTCATAGGGTAAGTGACGCCTTGCTGTTATCTTCTGGATTTAAGACAGCATAAAGAATGAGTTCAACCTTTCTGAAACCGTCATAGTGCTCAACGTCTGTAGGTTTTTGCCAGTAGGTTTTGTTCTGTTTGAGACCCATATCAACTTGCATATTCTTGTACAAGCGATTGTCAGATTCATTTGGGAATAGATTGACACCAGAGATCACCATATTCGCAAGCTCGCACTGAGCGTCGATAACGCACTGTGGAACTTGATTCATCGCGATAATCTTGAAGTCATTTCCGATGATTGCATAACGAGGCCATAGCAGACCTTGAGCGGATGCTGGAGGTACGATTGAGATGTATCTACGACCATACAGCTTATCCATCGCATAAGCGGCTTGATAAAGCGCGTTGGTCTGAGCAAGTGTTGTTGCAGATGTGAATGCAGTGTTGCTCCAGTTAGTGTTGTACGTTATTGCGTCATTCACACTGACGTATGAGTTCGCACCCGTAACACGTGTTCCGTCTTCAACCAAGAGAGTAATTGCCATTTTATTGCCTCACAAATTTTTCATTCTGTATTTATTCAGAACGCAAAAATGGGAGCACGAAGCTCCCATTCCTTATTACTTTTACTGCGATTAACCGAGCAATACACCGACGTATTCTGGACGGAGAACTTTGGTACCCCAAGCGATTGCAATTTCAAACGTTACCTGACGGTATTGTTTGTACATCGCTACTTGGAATGACAAGCCAGAGATTGGGTCAGTTACGATTGTCAGATCGGAAGCAGAGTCACCACCGATTGGCATTGCAGGAAGACGTGTGGCAAGCAAGAAACCAGCTTTTTGCAACCATACGTTTTTCAATGAAGCGGCTTGAACGGTTACAGCGGTACCGTTAGCAAGAGTTTCCATCATACCCGGTGCTGAGATAGTGAATGTACCTGGAGCAGCGATACCAACTTGAACAACGTATTGGTTAGCACCGATGGTAACAATATCACCAGCAAGGATAGTACCAGCACCAGTACCAACGGTGATCGATGTTTGGCCCAAGGTAGTAGTACCACCAGAGATAACATAACCAGCACCAGTACCAACTGCTACGTTGTTCTGACCTTGACCGGCTTTGATCTGACCAGAAGTACGAACATCGAAACCTTCGATTTGGCCGATAACACCATTGCGAAGCAACGCGTCTGTACCAGATTCATTCACCTTGAACAGTGAGGATTGGATACCACGGATTTTTGCAGCGGCAGTAGTACCAAGAATGATAGAACGGTCAGACTGTGGAGCACCGTTATCGTCAAGGCATTTTACTGAGTTAGCAGCGCTTGAAAGATCAAGAGCGGTGCTGAATGGTGTAGTACCAGCGGTACCGCTAGCACGAGAACCGTTCAATGCTGATGCATTAACGATATCTGCTTCCATTGCATTACCAAGAACGCGGAATGCTTGACGGAATTGATTTGCAAGGATGGCATTGAAGTCACCAGTTGCATTCAACTGAAGTTGTTCTTCACCGGCCCATACGAATGAGTACGCTTTGGATTTTGAGATAGTCAAATCCGCAGTACCAATAGTTTGTGCAACAGCGTTGGTGTTAGTAACGCCCGGTACGATATCTACCAGACCACCAACTGGAACGATTGGAGAACGGATTACTTGGTTCAGACCGGCTTTAGAAGCGGATGAATCAAGTTGAACTGCGCCGATAGCACCGAGCAATTCGCGTGGAATAACGTCCATCGCTTCGTAAATTACTGGAATTAAACCAGTGAGAGTGTTTGAACCTGCTAGAGCTGTCATAAGAGACTCCTAAGTGTTAGTCAATAAGTTTTATTCCCGACTTCATCTTTGCGGCCTTGTCCATAGGAGAAAGAGCCTCGAAAGCTGTACGGGTAATCGTGTTGTTTTTAGAACTGGCATCGCCGGGGGTTTTGGGGTCAGTTGCTGCGACCATTGATTCGAAAAGGAAGCCGTGTTCTGACTTCAACTTTTGAACTGCTGCCGTGATTGAGCGACCATCAATTCCTTCATCCTCGTTCCACTCAATCAATGAGTGATCTACGAGCTTCAGTGCCGCACCAAACTTGTCAGACGAAACTTTCGACTTGTTAAACTGCTCGCTTAGAGCGGTGTTTATGTCGGCTTTTTTCGCTCTTTCTAATGTCTTAGAAAGCTTGTCATTCGTTTGCTGCCACAACTGCTTGTAATCTTGTTCAGACGTGTCTGTCGTTTTGACTTTGGTCTTAAATTCGTCTCTCTCTTTTTCTGCTTGACGACGAAGGGCTTTATGTTTCGTGGCTTCTGAATTAAGTGATGCGACTGTTGAATCTAATTCTGCGAGTCGTGCTTTTAAACTTTCGACTGTCTCTTGTGAATCTCCATTCACGCTTGCTGATGAATCATTGACTTGCTCAGTCATTTCAACCTCCTGTTGAATTTGCTTTTGAAACGGCGAGGGCCTACACCCTCATTGCGTGCAAATATTTATAGGGAGGTGGTGAAAACTGACTCAGAGAATCAGACGTTCCCTGTAGGATTTGAGCCAGCGTTAGAATTGCCAGCGGGGGCTGGTGGAGGTGATAAGGCTTGAGTCGCAGCGGTGAGAGTTGTAGTGATTCCGAGCTTCTGATTTACATCTTGAATCTCGTAGATTTTTTCCCACGCGGATTGATCGTCCAGACCTTCGACGGTGCGGAAGTAGTCAAGAATAGAAGCACGACCATCAGCGATTTTTGCAGCCCACATAGTTTCTTGTTCTGCTGTATCAACTGGAAGTGTCGGTGGTGCAAAATTGACCTTCAACATCCCAGCGGTGAGAGTTGGATAGAGTCTTTGGCACACGTTGTAGAAACGTCTGAACGCTGCCTGCATCGATTGCGCACGACGATCACGCAGTTGCAAGTTGTCACGGTCTTCAACAATGATTTGAAAACCAGAATTGGCGCGAGCATTCTTGTCGTTACGCATATTCACGCACCAGTCTTCAGCAACCGACTTGATCAACTGGTCCATAACGTCGGTGAGCTTGTCCAAGTCTGAAACTGGACCATCGAATTTGACGAAAGGTGCAACGGTTGGGTCACCAGTTTGAACAGTGACAACGTTCCCTAACCCACCCATCGCGGATGCGTTCATTGTATTGGAACCGTAGGA